GCCGATCACGGCCTCGGCATCCAGCTCACCGGCGTGCAGGTAAACATCGGCATCCAAGTGGTCGCCACAAATCCATTCGACGCCGTCGACCAGGTCGGCGATCGACACCACGAAGAACCGCGAACGGATGGCGCGGTAGAGCGCCGCGTAAGTCCGCGGGTCGGGATTGCGGGTGTCGCAGCCGTTCCACTCGGTGCGATTGACCAGCGGTCGCAGCACCATGATAGGGCGGTCGGGCCGCCGCGCGATGCGCGCCATGGCCTTCGCGCGCCATGCCTCGGGCACCGGCAACGAGAAGTCAGCGCCCTCGAGCGGCTGATGCAGCGTATAGCGCAGCATGCCGCCGAGGATAGAGTTCGTCGCGCGAATGTTCGGCGCGTCGTACCATATTTTCTTTTTCCGTGGCGGCTCCAGCGGTGGACGCTGGCGCGTGTAGTGCTCGCGCTCGCGCAGGACGTTCTTGCGCTGCGTCCGCAGCGTCGTTCGCGCCGGTGGCAACACATGAAACCGTTCGCCGACGAGGTCGTGATAAAGGCACGGCCACGGCGTTGTCAGCCATACGTCTGCGTCCGGCGTCGCAAGCATGCGGCGCACCACCGCGCGCTGGTGGATGTTGTCGCCGAGGCCGTGCATGCCGTCGAACACGACAGTCACGCGGCCCGCCGCTCACGCATCAGCGCGTCCTGCAGGCTCACCACCGGCCACAGATCGGCATATGCGCTGTCCGGGCTGGCGTTGAGCAGCGTGATACCCATGACCCGCAGCGGATCGACCATGGTGGCAATGTCGCCGCGGTGGCGGTCATAGCGTTCCGGCTTCGGACCCCAGCGGTGCGGCTTGTGGTGCCAGACCCGGCCATCGGCGGCGGGTTTGCCATCAGCGCCGAGCCACACGATCGTTCCGCCGCGTCCCGCCAGATGCGCCGCCAGGTTGGTCGCCCCGGTGAGCGATGTCCATTTCTGCGTCAGGCAATTGGGCGCCTGCGCCAATCCCGGCGGATTGACTTTGCGGCAGATTAGGACTTTTGCATCCCGCACCATCTGCGAGGTGGTCACGACACGGCCGCCAAAGTTGGCGACTGCCGCGCGGTTTTCCGGTTCGTTCCACCACCGCCAGTCCGCGAAGTAGAGAAAGTCGGCCCATGGCGCCGCGTGAACGCTCGAATTGATGACGACCACGCGGCGGCCGCGCAACTGCTCAAGGTCGTGCTCGATCACCGATGGCCCGCCGGCGACGATGAAACAGCATTCGCCCGGCCATTCGCGCGGCACTGACCAAAACGGCTTAGACATAAAATCGCGTGTAGGCATTGAGCAAGGCGTTGACGGTATTGGTCGCGGTCTGCAACGGCCCGGCAAGTCCGTCCTTACCGAACATCTGTACCGGATCGAAATATTGCACGCGGGTGTTGTCGTGCATGACCGACCGGACGCCGTTTGTGGCAGCCATGCGCGCCTGCAGCCGCGCCGCCTGGATCAACAGCCCGGCCGCCGCCTTGATGGCCGGCGGCGCGGCGTCCGGCAACTGATAGCCGCCGCTGTACGTCACGGTGATCGGCTCGGACCAGGCGCCTTCGATGCGCAGCTTGCCGGATGCGTTCTCGACCTCATAGCTCGCCGGGTCGAGGACGGTGCCGCGCGGCGATTCCACCGAGACAATGTCGGCATCGACGATCGGATAGTGCGTCAGGAACAAGCGCGGCGCGTCAAACGGCGGCAGATCGCCGCGCCAGGTTTCCGCGACGGTCTCATAGGCGAATACGCGCTGGCACATGGTTGCGATCACGTCGCTGTACTGATCGATGTACACCTGCAATTGCGCGTCCTCGCTGGTATTGGTCGGCGGGATTTTGAGAATGGCCTTGAGTTCGTCCAACGTCAGCAGCGCGTAGCTGTCGGCGGGCTGCAGCACCTTGACCCAAACGTCCACCATCAGCGCGCCTCGTTATGAAACTGCTCGAACAGACCGCGCAGCTCGAGCGGCGGCGCTTTGCTCTGGTCGGACAGGATCGGCGTGGCGGTGTAGGTCTTGCGATCGATCGTCCAACCGACAATCAGCGGTGCCGGCGCTCCCGGCGCCCCGCGCGAGCCCGCCTCGCCGCGATCACCGGCATCGCCCTTCGGTCCCGGCCGGCCGGGCTTGCCCGCCGAGGCGATCAGTTGCCAGCCCTCGCCAGGACATGGACCAGGCGCCGCGCGCCGGGCGATGAAACTCGAGCCGCCGAGGGCAACAATGTCGAGCGCCGCATAGGTTTCGGCCTCGCTCCAGGTGCCGCACACCTTTGGCATCGCAGCATCGCGGCCGGGCCGCGCCAGGCAGATCCAGTCCGCATGACCGGGCGCCTGCCCGGTATCGCGGATTGCCTGGAAGGTGCCATCGCCATGGGTCACCACGGCGCCCGCATAATGGACGGTGTCAGGCCGCCATTCCCGCACCGCGGGGAGCGCGCCGGGCTCGCCCGCTGGTCCAGGCAGCCCCGGTTCGCCGGGCGCACCAGCGAGCCCCTGTGGCCCTGTGGTGCCGCATTCGCCGGCCGGCCCCTGAGGTCCAGACACTCCCTGCGGCCCTCGCTCGCCGTCATGGCCATCACGCACCGTCGCCAGCCGATCGGCAACCAGGCGCTCGAACGCGCCGAGCTTCTCGGCAATGCCAGCACGCAATTCGGCGATCGTCGCCGTCATCTGCGCCTCGGTCAGCTCGCGCTGACGCCGCCATTGCCGGCGCTCTTCGGCCAGGATCTGGCCGAGCGCCTCGCGCAGGTCGTCAGGCCACTCGTCGATCGTATCGGTCTGCTGCATCGAGGATGCCTCGGACACGCCGTTGCGCCGCAAAGGTCTTATCGGATTGCGATTGATTGCCAGTTCCGGAATCCTGCATCGCCGTCGAATCGGCGGCCGGCGGCGCGGCTGGCGCCGGCGCTGGCGGGATCTTGTCGATCTGGCTGAGCGGGACGACCTGCTGCTGCACGCGCGGCTCGTCGCCGAATGGGACTGCCTCGTAGCCTTCGAGCGCCCGCGCCTCGTTCGGCGCGTAGATGCCGCCCTGCACACCGCGCGCCAGGGCCTCGATGCGATCCTTCATCGCCGAGCGCAGCAGCGCCGTGGTGTCGAATTCCACGTATTCGTCGGGCTGGCCTTGCAGATTGAACAGCAGGCCGAATGCCTCTTCGATGTGATTGAGTGCAAAGCCGAGACCGGACGCAATCCATCTTTGCATCAGCGCCTCGGTCGACGCGAACGTTGATGTGCCGAGTCCTAAGATCGGTAGCGGGATGCTGAACGCAAGCGCGATGTTTTCGGTCGACAGTTTGAGAATTTCCGCGGTCGCTGCGTCCTTGCCGGGCACCGCCCACGGCTGCACTTTCAGGCCGGAGGTCAGAATAGGCGTGCCGCCCTGGTGCAGCCCCTTGGCCTGCTCGTTCCAGCGGTCGCGTAGGTTCTGGACCTGGTCCTTGTCGAGCGTCAGATCGGTCGAGATCACCGCTGACGGCCGCGCCTCGTTGCGATAAAACGCGACTTGTTGCGCCGCTATGGCTTCGCTGACGCCAATGTCGGCATAGGCGGCTACCAAAGGCGTCTCGCCCATCAGTGGCCGCGGAAACCGTCGCGAGGCATGCAAACGGATGTGCAGCACGTCGCGCATCGGCACCGGCGTCAGTTCCTCGCCGTTCAATCGCTTGTCGATAATGTCGTTGCCGGAAAGCTGATAGAACACCTCGCCGTTTTCTGCCACGCGCGGAAACGATACGTTTGAATCCATCAAGTGCAGCTCATCGACCTCGTAACGCGAGTTGCGCAGCGCCAGCGCATAACAATTGCCCTCGAGGTAAAACCGTCGCGTCGCGTTCAGCATGAAGTCGCTGATCGACTGGTAGTCGTTGGGATGGCGCAGCAGGCGCGAGAGCGAGGAGGTCTTGACGCGCTCGCGCCCGCCTTTGTCGTTGAGCCGCCAGTGCTCGCCGGGCAGCATCGCCACGGTCTGCGCATAGGCCGAGACGCAAGCCTCGACCAT